TCGAGCGTGTCCATGAAGCCTGGCATCGGTCGTGTCCTTCCTGCCGGCCTACGCGGCGAACGTGATGACTGAGCTGACGCGACGCTGGCCGTTGGGCAGGATCACGTTGAGGTAGTAGGTGTCCGCTCCGATCGCGTCGCCGATGGCGATGTCGGCATCACCGTCGGACTCGGTCACCCCGGTCCACACGGCATTGCTGACCTCCTCGACGAGGATCGTGCCGTCCGTGCCGGCGGCCAGCGATGTCGCGGCGGCCTTGACGACCTGGCCGTCTGCAGCTGCCGAGAGGTAGGCGCGGTACACGACCGCGCCGGCGTCCGCGGTGCCGCGCAGGAACTGCAGCGAGACCGTGATGACGTTGGCCGCCTCGGCGCCGATGGTGAACTCGACGTCGTCGGCTCCGGCCGCCACGCCACCTCCGCCGCCCTCGAGCATCTTGACCGCGATGACCGCGGCCCCCGAGGCACGGGCCTCGATGGCCACGCCCCAGGGTACGCCGGTGGGCGTGGTCGTGAGCGCGCCAGCATCGAGGTAGATGAGCTGGCCCACGGTGACCGCGCCAGATGCCACTGCGATATCGACGATGCCCTTGAACTGCAGCGTGGCGTAACCGTCAGCATCGGTGTCGGTCAGCGCGACCGCGGGCAGTCCGCCGAAGGTGATGAGGTCGTCGGAGCTCAGCCCCGCGACGGCGACCCGCTGGCGGTCGCCTGGGTAGTTGCGGATGATCTTCGCCATGGCCTATCGGCTCCTTCCCCGGGCGGCCGCCTTGGCCGCTGACTCGCTGAGGCCGAGCCGGGCGAAGGTCGCCGCGAGCGCGGACTCGTCGATGGTGTCGTCGTCGTCGGATGCCGCACCCGAGCCCATGCCCGAGACGCGGCCCTTGCCCAGGACCCGCTCGAGGTACTCCGCCTCCTCGGCGGCGACCTTCTCGATGGCCGCGCGGGTGGCCTCGCGGTCGAGCTCGCCGTCCTTCAGGACCGGCGTGGCGCGCTCGATGATGCGCAGCTTGGAGGCGTCTGGCAGCGACTCGATCGCGCTCACGGCCTCGGTCGCGATGTCGCGCGCGGCGTAGACGCCGACCGCGGTCTCCGCGCGCTCGGCGCGGCCCCGGTAGTCGTCACGCTCCCTGGTCACGGCCGTGAGCTGCTCGGTGAGCTGCTCACTCGTCAGCGTCTTGGTTCCACCTGGCACGGGTCGGTCCTCCTGGGTGTTGTGATGCCGGTACGACTCATAGAGCTGCGTGATCGACCCACCACGGCCCGGCAGGGTGACGAAGTCGACGCTGTTGGTCGGGGATGCGAGGAGCTCATCGATGATCGGCCCGCGCCGGCCCTCGGCCTCGCCCTCGTTGGACATGGCCCACGTGCGGATCGACGCACCGATGTGTGGCGCGAGCTCGTCGACCGCGGGGCGGTAGGGCCCGAAGACCTGCGCCGCGGCGTAGAGACCCGGGCCATCGGGACCATCGTCGTCCCAGGTGGCGTCCTCGACGAGTTCGGCCGCGAGGTCGCGCAGGGAACGCTCGGGGCGCTGTTCCGCCTCCTCGACGGTGGGGTGGTCCCAGTACATCTTCGTGCCGGCGGGGAAGGCGAGGGGACCGCTGTCGCGGAGCACCTCCTCGGAGTAGTAGCCGCTGCTGCCCCAGCCCGCGTCGATGAGCTTGATGCGCGCCATGCCGTCGTCGGCCACAGCGCGCTCCTGGACCTGCACCGCCGACTCGGTGACCGGGATGCGCCGCGACTCGGAGCCGGCCGTCGGGGCCGCGACGGGCACCCATTCGCTGTGCTGACGCACACGCTCGGGATCCCCGAAGCTCAAGCTTCCGGCAGCGTCGATCGAGTAGGAACGACGGAACGTGGCGATGCCGTCCTTGACGTCGTGTTCGTCCTCGTAGACGACCGCGTCGTCGAAGACATCCCTGACCCAGACACGGTGGTCGCTCGAGCGGTCGGCGTTGAGCGCGGCCGCCAGCTGCTGGCGCACGTCATCGTGGCTCATGTCGGCCGCCTCGCCGGCAGCCTTCTTGGCGTCGCCGACGGCCTTCTTCACGATGGCTGGCTTGGGGTCCTCCTCGTCCTCATCGTCGAGCTTGGAGAGGAGCGCCGAGAGGGAGTCGCGCGCGGCTCGCAGCTGTGTCGCGTTGGCGGCGCTGAACACGCGGCCGACCTCGGTGAGCGCGTCAAGACGGGCGTACCACTCTCGGGCTTCGGCGATCTGGGACTTGGTAAGTGCCATCGCCGGGGATGATGACGACCGTGTCTGGTCCGTCAACACGTTACGGAGTTGGGCTGGAGGCGGCCCCCTCGGCGGCGGTCCGATGGAGTGCGGTGCACCGGCAGTTGTGTACGATGAGTCCCCCGGCGACGTACCAGCCGCCGACCGTCTCAAGGTTGTAGACATGGCCGAGAAATGGCTCCCGCCTGATGCCGACGACATGGTCCGGCGATACCTCGCCGGCGTATCGGAGAACGCTCTTGCGAAGGAGTCCGGGGTCGCCCGTCACGTCATCGGGCGTGTCTTGCGGGAGCATGGGGTCGAGCGTCGGGGGGCTGCTGCTGCCAACAGGCTCATGGCGGGGCAACGGACGCCAGAGCAGCGGCGAGCGTGGGCGGAAGCTGCCCACCGCGCCATGCAAGGGCGACGCCACACTGCCCAGCACAGGGCCCGGATCGCTCTCGCGGTGGAGCGTGCTGGGAGACTGAACGCCAATGAGCGCCGGTGCCTCGAGATGCTCCAGGCTCGCGGCCTCGCCGTCACGCCTCAGAAGGCGGGCGGGCCCTACAACATCGACCTCGCCTGCGCGCCCCTGGCGATCGAGATCTTCGGAGGTGGCTGGCATGGCTATGGCCGACACAGAGAGCGATTCGCTCGCCGAGCGCGCTATCTCCGCGATCGCGGCTGGGCGCTGTGCATCGTTTGGCTCGACGGACGACGTTTCCCCCTCGCCGAGCGGGCTGCCGACCAGGTCGTCGCCCATCGTGACCTCATCGGCCGCGATCCAACCGCGCCCGGTCAGTACAAGGTGATCCGGGGTGATGGCCAGGTGGCGGCCGCCGGCCGTGTCGATGACGACGATCTGTCCCTCCCACCAGCGTTCGCTGACTGCGTTCGCCGGAGGGCCTGACACCACCGTCCAGCCTGGCACGCAGTACGGGTGTGCCGGCGGGTCCTGGTCGCCTGAGCCGAACGCGTCCTTCAGCGGCACCCATCCCTGCGCGGCGTTGTCGGCGCAGAGCGCGTCCACGCGGCCGTCCCCGACGGTGAGCCAGGACTTCTCCATCGTGATGCCCGAGGCTTCGATCTCGTCTGCCACCGCACGCTGGCCAGCCTCGTAGCCGAAGGACATCTCGGTGACCGCGATGCCGTGGGCACGCGAGGCGATGTGGGCCTGGGGCCGCCCCTCCGCCATATCCCCGAAGCGGCCGATGATGTCCCTGGCGATGCGCTGGGAGCTGCGGCCGTTGGCCACGCCGTCGCGCACGATGACGCGCAGCGTGTCGCGGGTGGCCTCGTCGATACCGGCGACGAGCTTGGCGGCATGGCGGGCGAGGTACCGCACCGCACGCGGGTTCCGCACCTTGAACACCGTGCCGTCGAGGATCGCATGGCCGAGCGCATCGAGTGGGATCTCGACGGGCGAGTCGGGCGGCCGCAGGAACCGGAAGGCTGGCCGACGCGATCGCCGGCGCTTGCGAGAGCGTGCCTCCGAGGCTGACGCTAGCTCGGCCACGGACCGCTCCGCCCCCACGCCGTAGGCCACCTGCAGCGCCACCGACAGCGCTGCGGCCGCGGGCTTCGCGGTGGCCCGCGTGACCGCCGACCAGGCAGCGTCGAGCGCCCGCAGCGAGGCGGACCCGCGCGTCAGGTCGGCGGGTAGGTCAAGGCGGCGCGCCTGCTCGCGGAAGATGGCGGCGACGAGGGTCTCTGCGGCCGCCTCGAGCGGGGAGACGTCGTCAGTCTTGCGCTTCCGCCGCAGCTGCAGCCGGGACGCTTCGACGGCGATGGCGAGGCGTGCCGCCGTGGCGGACGAGTTCGCGGCGGAACGCGTCGAGCGCCTCGGTGAACGAAGCCTCCGTCGGGGCCGCGGCATCGGTGTCGTCGTCATCAGGTTCGGCCTCCGTGCCGGGCGGGAACATCTCCTCGATGATCTCGTCGATATCGTCGACGTCGAGCGCGAGCAGGAGCAGGCGCACCAGCAGGTCATCGGGCATCGTGCCGGCCGGTGTCTGGCCCCCGAGGGTCGCGGCCTCGATGACCGCCTCCACCCGCTCGGCCGCCGACCGCTCGAGGATGGCCGGGAAGTCGACGCTGGCGCCCGTCTCGGTGGTGCGCTGGCGCCCGGGCTCCGCTGGGTCCGGCTCGCGCCTGGGCACCCGCCCATCGGCGATGGCGCGCTCCAGGTCGTAGGCGATGAGGTCGGCGTAGGCCTCCTCCCACACGCCCTGGCGTGCGAGCATCATCAGCTCGGTCGGGCGGTCGAGCGTCTTGGCCGTGGCGAGGTTGCCGACGTCGGCGTTGCCGTAGAGGATGGTCTCGGGCACACCCATGCCGGCGCTGACCATCAGACCGACGCGGCGGCCTTCCTCGGGACTCGGCTGCATGCCCGCCGTCTTGATCGGGCTGAGTACGTTGCCCTCGGTGCCGATCCACGCCGCGCCCGTCACGGGGGGCGGGTTGGACTCCTGGGGGCTGCCGACCTTGACCGTCGAGGCGAGGCGGTTCTTGGCCGTCGTCGCCGAGGAGCGGCTCTTCGCGGTGACCGACCATGCGAAGCGCGCCATGGCGTGCTTGATCGTCGCGTAGTTGCTCAGGTCGCGCGTGACGGCGCGGGCCCAATCGAGCGAGCTGAACGTCGTCGGCACGCCGAAGCGGCCACCGTTGAGCCCGCCGTCGCTGATGTGCAGCACGGGCGTGTCCCAGTGGACCTCACCCTGGTGCTCGCCACGCCCGATCGCCTTGGGACGATTGGCGGGCCGGTAGCCCAGGGCCGGGTAGTAGTCCACCGAGCGCCGCGTGCGTGTCTCGCCCGAGGCCTTGACGAAGGTGCGCCGCGTCCAGACCCGCTTGTAGAACCATGGTTCGGCGTCGTCCTCGGGATTGCAGATGATGTCGCCCGCGACGATCTGCAGGGTGGGGATGATGCGCACCTCGGTCGGCTCGCCGCGGACGCCGAAGAGGGCCAGGAACACGTTGCCCTCGTACGACAGCTGGGCGTCGGCCCCCACCGCGGCCTTCTTGCCGAACAGCACCCGCTTGTTGCCGCGGGTCGTGAGGAAGGCCTGGACGCGGTCGTTGGTCGCCGCGGTGCCGGCCACTTTCAGGCCCTGACCGAACACGTAGTGGCTGATGACCGCACAGCCATGGTCGATGAGGGGGTTCTTCAGGTACATGACCTGGGAGGTGCGGATGATGCGCCGCAGCGAGTCGCGGCTGAGTTCCGATGACGACTCGCCCGAGAGGTCCTCCCACCCGGCGTCGTCCTGCATGAACTCGAGCTCGGCGATGCGCTCCTCGAGGAACTCGACCTGGGCGGACAGCGTGTCCGCGTCCATCGTCGTCGTCTCGCGCGTCAGCGTGCCCCGGCCGTCACTCATCGCCGGGGATGATGACGACCGTGTCTGGTCCGTCAACACGTTACGGAGTCAGAAGGTCGGCCTCGTCGTCGTCGTCCACGGCTGGCAGGAACATCGTCTCCGAGCGGGCTCCGCGATCGAGGCGATCGATCATCGCGTCGATGGCGTCCGCGTGGTCGGTGTGCCCTTCGATGCGAAGCCGATCGCGGAGCTCGGTGAGCTCCCAGAGCAGCAGCATGACCGGGTGCAGCGACCGCGGATCGAAGGTGACGATGAGCGTGGCCTCGCGCCCCATGCGCTGCAGTCTACGCCGTCACCACTCGCTGATGACCACCGGCTCGTCGTACACCATCGTGCGCTCGTAGTCGCCGGGCTCCTCGGGCGCGAACGCCTGGACGACCGCATCGGCGCGGTCGGTCGAGCGGCCGATGCGCTTGCGGATCTGGTCCTTGCCCTCGATGACGATGCGCCCAGCCGAGGTCGTGCGCCAGGTCGGGGCGAGCAGGTCGCCGGTGAGGATGTCGTCGTCGGGGATGGCGATCCGCACCTCGGTGGCGGGGTCGAGGAGCTCGCGCAGGTGCCACCAGGCGGCGGCGCGCCGGTTGACGAACCCGAGTTCGCCCGAGCGGTCGGTGAGCCCCGAGCGGGTGGCTGCATTGAAGGCGCGGACGTCGTAGCCCCCCTCGCGCAGCATGTCCACGACGCCGGCGCCGAGGCCGATGACGTCCACCATGGCGTAGCCGCCGTAGGCCTCGAGCACGCCCTTGACGTGACCCGTGGTCTCGGCCGTGTCGGCCTTCGATCGCTCGCGGATCTCGGTGATGGCGTGCTCCGCGCGCAGCGCCAGGACCGTCTTGTCCTCGCCGAAGCGGGCGACGTCGACGCCGACGCAGGTGAACGTGCCCCAGTCATCGGCTTCCGCCCAGCGCTCCTGGGCTGCCTCGAGCCAGGCGAGCGGGATGACCGTGTCGGCGTCCTCGGCGGCGAACTCGCCCAGCACGCGCTGCCGGTAGATGGCCGAGGTCTCGCCCCACTGCGCCTTGCGCTGGTCCGCCCAGGCACGGCTGATACGGCCCGCGGCGATGGCGTCCTCGAGCGTGACGTGGCGGGTCCACCAGTCCTCCAGGCCGGCCTTGCGGTGGTGGATGTCCGCGAAGCGCCCCACGGGCGGCCCTGGCGTCGAACCGGCCCAGGCGATCGCCTGACGGCCCTCGGTGGCACCGCTGAACGCGCCCTCCGAGGCGTCGAACGTCTCGGGTGGGATGGCCTTGGCCTCGTCGTAGATGTACAGCAGCTGGTCGGCATGCGCGCCCTCGATGAGCTCAGGGCGGTTGGAGGCCACGCCGAACGCCTGGCCGGAGGGGAGCTTGATGCTCATCTGCAGCAGCTCGGCGCCCTCGCGCCAGTCGAGCCCCGTGGTGAGCCGCTGCCACTTGTGGACCTCGGGCCAGAGGAAGTTGCGCAGCTGCGACCAGCTGCCGGCGGTCGTGACGACCTTCCAGTCAGCGCCGGCACGGCTGCGCGTGTCGGCGAACCACAGGATCAGCCAGGCCGCGATGGCAGTCTTGCCCAGACCGTGCGGACCGCGAGCACTGCCGCGACCTGTGCTCACGGTCTGGGTGAGCGTCTCCTCCTGGTAGGCCGTCGGGCCCTCGCCGTCGCGGAAGCGGACCCGGTCGTGGAGCCAGGCGACCGGGTCGGACCAGTGGACACGGTCGGCTGGCCGCTGCTGCCGATGACGCACGCGGATCGTCGCGAGCTTGATGATCTGCGCGGCGATCGCATCATCGACGAGGGGATTCGGCCGGTTCCGCACATCCGGTCGCTCAGGAGCGCTCGCCGAGGATCGCGTTCACCTCGGCCATCACGTCGGACGGATCGAGCCCGTCCGCTTCGGCCATGCGGCGCACCATGCCCTCGATGTCGACGCTGATGCGGACGGCATAGTCGGAGCGCCGCCGGCGCGACAGCCACCACTTGGCCGAAGCCGGGTTGGGCTTCACCTCCGCCCGGACGACCTGGCCTTGGTCATCGACCTGCGCGGGTCGCCCCAGGGCGTCGTCGGCCACGATCGACTGGAAGCGCACCTCGGCCTCCGCCTCGGCCCGGATGACCTCGTCGCGGAACCCGGGATCGGCGGCCATCCAGCGGCGCAGCGAGGCGGGATCGATCTCGGCGTACTCGGCGGCCGCGCGGCGGGTGACCCCCAGGCGCAGCGAGCGAAGGACCAGCTCCCGCCGCTCCGGCGATCGCTTGGACGGACGGGCCATCGGGCGACCGCTTCGCTACAGCAGGGCGCCCAGCCGGTCCTGGGCGTCTGCCATGATCGCCTCGGCCTCGGCAGGCAGGTTGTGCGGCCGGTCGGCGAGGAGGTCGCGGATGCGGCGGAGGCTGTCGAGGGACAGGTCGGCGGCGGCGCGCTCGCCAGCCCTGGTCAGCTTCCAAGCGCTCTTCCACCCACCCATCTCGCCATCGGCGGGTGCCACCAGCCCGAGCGAGGCGAGGCCATGCAGGGCCCGGGAGGCGGACGGACGGGTGACATCGAGCCGCTCGGCGAGTTCGGTCACGCTGAACGCCGGCAGGCTGACCAGGACGAGGCGCTGCAGTTCGGCCAGCGGATGCAGCTTCAGCGGCTCGACCTCCTTGCTCGGCTTGGGTACGCGGACGGCCTTCGAGACGGGGGCCGGCTCGGATGGCACGGCCTCGGCTGTGGTGGTCTGCGGCGGTGCGGCGGTGTGGTTCGGCTTGGGCTTGCGATCGTCACTCAACGCTGGTGGGTCCTTTCGCTCTGCGCGCTCAGGTGCTCGTGCTCTTGATCGTGTCGGACGGTCATGCGACGACCAGCATCGGAAGGTGTCGCGCCCGGTACGTCCGCTCTCGGCGCAACACGTCCACGGCTGCCTGCTCTGGGTCGTGTCCCTCGATGATCGCCAGAGCAGTCGTCATCAGGACCTCCTCGTACAAGGGATCGTGGTAGTGGGTGCGCCGGTCTGGCCTGATGTACCGCCTCGTCACCGCCTGCGCCTGGTCCATGACGGGGTGGGCGCTCACGACGGTTCCGTTATCGCCACGCTGCATGACGGCCCGGGCTCGCCTTCGCAGGTACTGGCCTGCGCGGTCCCCGCGACTCCTGACCGTCCTGTTGCGCATCCGCTCACGCTCACGCGCCCGGTACCCGGGATGGGTGGCCCGGTACTTGCGCCAGTAGTCGGGGTCCTTCGGCTTGCCCATCACTGCACTGGCACCAGCGCCATCATGGGCTCGCCACCATCGGGGTCGGGGATGAAAGCCACCACCGCGAAGTGGTAGGTCGTCTCGGGCTGTAGTCCTGAGACACGCTGGCGATGGAAGCCGAGGAGGCTCGTCTCCATCGTGGTGGCGCCAAGCTCGTACTCGGTGGTCAGGCCGTAGACCACCTGCCCCTGGGCTGGTGGGGCGACGTTCCAGCTGATGACCGCGTAGTCGGGCCCGACCTCCTCGACCGTGATGTTCGAGAACGTGATGGGCTCATACGTCGGCTCAGGCGCAGGGGCAGCCGTTGGCTCAGGCGTAGGGGCTACGGTCGGGGCGGGCGACACGACAGGGGCTTCGGTCGCAGGAGGCGCAGAGGGTGCCTCGAACTCGATGAAGACGCGCGTGACCGGGGCGCAGCCGGCGACAGCGAAGGCCAAGAGGGCGATGGCGAGGGCTCGGAGGTTGGGCATCGTCAGGCTCACTCCGGCACCCGCACGTTGGGCGTGACGGCCTGGCGGCTGATGAGCGCGGTCAGCGATTCGATCACGACGTACACGGCCGCGATCTGCTCCTTGTCCCAGTCGAGGAAGAACGCCGTCCCCAGCACCACGATGGCGCGCAGGAAGGCATTGACGAGCACCGGTTCTTCGCGGAAGCGCACCGCGATGCCGGTGCCGATGGTCTGCAGGATGTGCTGGACCCAGCGCGCGAAGTCGGTGATCATAGACCTGCACCTCCTGGCCCCATCGTCCTGAGTGCTTGCAGTGACTCGACGCCCCTGACCAGCGCCGACTCCCAGCCCGCGGCCTTCGCGTTCCCGGTCGAGTCGCCTGGCTGTGCTCCCGGGCGCACGTTGGCGATCTTGCCGGCCCGCACCCAGGCGGTGCGGTTGCCACCGCCGACCTCGGTCACGCTGATGAGTGCCCATTCGTGCGCATCCCACGGCGGCGCGTAGCCGAGCAGGGCGCGCGGGGCGTCCCCCTCGATGACGGCGATGCGCTTGCCGCCGGGGGTGTCATGGAGTCCGGTCCCGGGCTGCACGTCGCAGACCTGGCCGGGGATGAAGCCGCGTGTGCTCATGAAACGCCTCTCTGGTCGCTGATCGAAGTCCTTGCCGTGGCCGCCCATCGTCCGGAAGGCGAGCTTGATGGCGGGCGTCCGGCCGGGACAGGCCTTGTAGTTCGCGAAGTCGCGGTGGGCCAGCGGGATGACCCGGCCGTAGCGGCGGTCGATGTCCGCGAAGAGGGCGATCATCGACTCGACCTGGCGGGGCGTCGGGCCGTCGTCGGCGCGACCAGCCACCTCCACGCTGATGACGGCCTCGTTCGGGTTCAGCCACCAGTCGCCGAGCGCGTACTTGGCGTGCTTGGCGCCGTAGTAGCCGTCGGGGTCGTTGTCCCGTCTGATCTTGTCGGGCGCCAGTGATCCCGAGATGCGACGCTCGGGCAGGGTGCGGACGATCTCGCCGTCACCGAAGCGGCTGGTCTTCTGCTCGATGGTGTACTGCACCGACACGCCAGCGCGGCGCTCGGTCACGAGGTAGCTGGCGACGTCCGTGCCTTCGGCCATGTGGAACACGACAGCCTTGGTCGGCCCAGAGCGCGCACCGTAGTCCCACTTTGCCCTATACTTGATAGGCAACTTATGGAAGTCAGGCATAGGAGCACCCTTGGCTAATCCCCAACGCATCCCAAGCGCAGGCAGGTGGCGGAACAGAAAGCCCAGGCCGCTCGGCGAGCGGCTGTGGGAGAAGGTCGACACGAGCGACCGCGACGGATGCTGGGTGTGGCTCGCATCCTTGTCCGGGTCCGGGTACGGGCAGCTGACCGACGACACGGGGCGAACGAGACAGGCCCATCGGCTGGCGTACGAGCTGGTGGTGGGGCCGATTCCCGACAGGTCCGTGTTGGACCATCTCTGCCGCAACAAGCGGTGCGTCAACCCGGCCCATCTTGAGCCGGTGACGCTGCGAGAGAACCTCGTCCGCGGACCACACATGCTCGTGTCGAGCAAGACGCATTGCAAGCGAGGACACGCCCTCACTCCCGAGAACCTTCGGCCCGGTCTCCCCAACCGCAAGTGCCGCCTCTGTTTCAACCTCCGGGCCCGCATGTACCGACGCGGGGAGCGCGCCAGCCGACCAGGCGAGGGCTACTGGCAGCGTCAGGGGCTCGGCTGAAGCCGGGTAGCGGATGGGGAGCTTGTGGAAGTCGGTCATCGCGCCAGCCCGCCCTTGCCCGCGCAGTCGCAGTTGGGGTCGTCGTCGCAGCGGGTCATCACGTCAACGCCCCCAGCACCGAAGCGAGGGTGCTGATGATGCCCATGAGCACGAGCAGGACCACGACCGGGCCGGCATAGCGGTCCCACTTGGACTCCATCTTGTCGATGCGCTTCTCGTGGTCGGTCTCGACGCGCTTGATCTCGGTCACGGTCGTCTGCTCGGCGCTCAAATGAGTGTTCCATTCGTGACGAGTGACGAAACGGTCGCCATTCTGCTCACCGGTCACTTGCATGCTCGGCCGCGCTCTCTGCCGCGCCCTTGGCGTAGGCCAGCTCACGGGCCTGCTCGGGCAGGTCGTCCATGCGACTGTTGATGAGCGTATGGGTCGATCGCGACTGGACGAGCGCCAGGCCGGAGATGGTGGCCGCGAAGACGGAGCCGAGCGCAGCGATGGCAGCCACGAAGATGAGCACGACGTCGCTCATCGATGTGGGGTGGCGGAGGAGGGAAGGACCATACGCCCGGCACGATGGCGGGCAGACCCCCGATGTGGCAAACCTGTGCCTTATCGTGCCCCTGTGGGGCTCCATGGGGCTTGCGGAGCTAGTGCCTCCGGGCCGCGCGCGCCTGCTCGGCGCTGATGGCCGAACGATGGATGCGCGTGATCCGCTTGCTGGGCCGCCACGCCGGCAGGGTGCCCTCGTCGATCCAGCGGCGGACCGTGCTCTCACCCACGCCGAGCTCGCGAGCCGTCTCGACGACGGTGAGCCAGGACCGGTCATGGCGGCGACCGGCGTCCGTCACGCGGACCTCGTGAGCTTCAGCCAGGCGCGGCGGCCGACGACGCGGATGTGGGTGGTGGACCGTTGCCCGGACCCCTCCGGGCGCGCCAAGGCCACCCTCTCGGGCAGGGCCAGGGCGGCGCCGTGACGCATGGCCTCGGGGGTGGGCTCTACCTCGAGCACGCCATCGGCGGTGACCGTGATGCGCTCGTACAGCGCCGCTGCGAGGTCACGGCGGCCGGCGACGTCCATGTCGCGCCACATGCGCTTGATGTCGCGGAGGTAGGCGATGGCGGTGTCGGGGTCCACGACCGGCGCATGCGTCTCCAGCGCGGCGGGAGGCTCGTCGAGGAGCTGGGTGAGGCGCACGTGCTCTGCGAGATAGGCCTCGGTCGCGATCGCCCGGCGAGCGTGCCGCTGCGCCAGGGCCGCGAGTTCACGTTCGATGCGTCGGCGCCGCAGGCTCCCTGCGTCGGGGGCCGGCACCAGCGTCGTAGCCAGCTTGCGCAGGCTGACCAGGAGGTCGGGTCCCAAGCGCATCTGCTCGACCTGGGCGCTGATGGGGTCGTCGAAGACCCGGGCCATGCGGGTGCTCTGCGGCCACGCAGAGCAGGCATCGCGATGGCGGTAGCGCCGGTGCGGGTAGAGCGGGTGCGAGCGCACCTCGGCCCGGATGCGGGTGCCACAGACGCAGTAGAGCCGTCCGGCGAGCAGGTGGATGTGCCGGCGCGTGGAGCGCCCCCCGCCGGTGTACCGCTGCTCGCGGACGTGCTGGACCCGCTCCCACAACGCGTCACTGACGGGTGGGTCGCCACGCCAGGCGGCCGGCAGCAGCAGCTCGTCATGGTCGCGGCGATGGCGACGCACCCAGCCGTTGTAGATCGGGTTGCGCAGCATGACCTTGAGCGCCTCGTGGTCGATGCCGGTGCGGTGCTCGAGTTCGGGCAGTGACACGCTGCCCGAGGCGTAGCCGGTGAACGCCTCGATGACGCGGACGATGGTGCCGGGGTCGACCTCGAGGAAGCCGTCGACGCGGCGGAAGCCCAGCGGTGCGTTGCCGCCGGGATCGCGGTGGCGGCGGAACTTGGCCTCGTAGCCCTCGGCGACACGCCGCCCCAGGCGACGGCTGTACGCCTCGGCCTCGACCGCCTCCCGAGCCCACAACTCCCACTCCCGCTCGTCGGAGGAGAGCACCCGCTCGTCGCAGAACAGCAGCGCGGCGCCGGCGGCATGGAGGTCGTGGCGGGCGTTGACCGCGGTGCGCAGGTCACGGGCGAAGCGGCTGACGTAGCCCACGAGCAGGACGTCGAAGCGGTCGCCGGCGCCACCGAGCATCTCGGCGAACTCGGGCGTGCCGGCGATGGTGCGTCCGGAGTGTGCGACCTGCCAGACCATGCCGGTGTCGACGAGGCCCCAGCGTTCGATGGCTCGGTCCTGCTGCTCTCGCTGGGCGTCGGGTCCGTAGCGATCACCCTGGCGCTCGGTGCTCTCGCGGATCCAGCGCGCTCCCCGAAGCCCGCGCAGCTCATCGAGGGACCGGGGGAGGCGGCTCATGCGGGCCGCGCCTTCCAGGAGCGCAGCAGGGTGTCGTCCCAGTCGCCGCTTCGGTCGTACGAGGCCGCCCGGCAACCCCGGCTGCCGACATGGATGCCCTCGTACGGCGGCCGAGCCTGATGCCGCCAGGCGGTGCCCTCTGGATAGCCAAGCGACGTCAGGAGCTCGTCGTCTGGCCCCACGCGCTCGAGGGTCTGACCACAGTTGCGACATGTGGCCCGTTCGACGCTCACGCGGCCTTGCCCTTCACGGGCTTGAGTCTAGGCGTTCGCTCCGCGCGGTTGCGCTCGGCGTTGGCGGCGGCTCGCAGCAGCGCCAGGCACAGGTTGCAGCGGCAGGGCGGCTGCTTGCTCATCGTCGCGGCTCATCGTCGGACCACTCCTCGCCCAGCGGGGCATCGAGCTCGGGCGTGACCGGTAGCACTGTGCGTCGCGACCGATGCCCGTGGCATAAACGATCTATGCCGGCGCGGATGCGGGCGAGGAGGCGCCGGCACTTCCTGCTCATCGCCCCGTCCTCGAGATCAGCCGGTCGCCGGCGAGCTCGTCGATCAGGGCGTCGTAGTCACCCGGGCGGACGGTGCGGGCATCCACGCCGGCGCCGCGGAACGCGTCGAGCCAGGCCTCCTGGAATGGGCGGTAGTCGCCGTGCTCGGCCTTGATCTCGAGGACGAGCATGCGCCGGCGCTGCGGGTGTACCGCGATGATGTCGGGCACGCCCGGCTGGCCCTGCAGCTGCGCGAGGTCGCTGCGCCCGACGTGCGTCCAGAGCCAACCGCCAGCCGTCAGGGCGCCGGTCACGCCGACGAGCCAGTCGTCCTCGAGCGCGTCGGCGTTCCTCACCGCCCGGACATCGGTCACCTGACGTCGGCCCCGGGCCCGGGTGCGCCCCGACCAGCGATCGCGGCGGCTCATGC